GAAGCGCATGCAATCCCTCGCAAAGTTTAAAAGCTTTTTTGAGAGGAAGCGGTACAGGGATGCTATTCGTACAGTCTTAACTTCCCAAAAGTTCTCTTCTCGAAAGAAGGAGAGCCTACGGAAGAAGAGGCTGATGCATCTCTATCGTCAGCCTGAATCCTACTGGAAGTCAAAATCCGTCGCGCAAGCGTGGATCGAGACCTGGTTTGGATGGATGCCGACGATCGGCGATATGCAAAAGTCAATGGAGGTACTCGACAGGCTTCCGCCTGCCGAGTTTCTCAAGGTGAGAACCCACATTGATTATGCTATGACGTATGACGAATTCGGAAGAGTTTCGACTCATTCCGGTCGCATGTCTTGTCTTGCTGGGTGTGTTATACAGGTTAGTAACCCTAATCTGTTCCTGGCGTCGCAATTGGGACTTACAAACCCAATACTAACGGCTGTTGAAGTCCTCCCCTGGAGTTGGCTTCTTGGCTGGTTCGTTAATTTGGATCAGTACTTCCGTCAGTTCTCAGTCTTCCATGGAATTTCGGTCGATAGACCGTGGATGACTCTCAAACTTCACGACTTTTGCAAGTTCGACTGGTATACCTTCGGGCCGTACCAGTTGTATACGCAAGGGGAACAGGAGTGCAGCTCGATTCAAAGGAGCCTGGGATTACCCCAGGTCACGCTTCGATGGAAAGGGCTAAATCGACTTTCAGTCACTAGGGGTGCCACTTTGGCCAGCTTGCTGGCCTTGCGCCTCCCGAAATGACTTTTTTGCCAACCTAGATCGTGCCTGCAGAATTGTCAGGGGTCTAAAACTTACCTCCTAGGAGAAGATGATATGCCAACACTGGCTAATCAGACCGTCAAGAAATATGACGGCGTCACCGACATTGTTTGGACAGGTGTCCAGTCAGGCGGGTCTCGCGAGAGACCCGCCATTTGGACCTCGTCCTCAGTCGGCGCGGCGGAGGCTCATCGACCTGAATTTCGGTTCTGGATCGATCGGAAGCTCAATGCACCACGTTACATCGTGAACGTGTCCATGCACTACCCTTCCTTGAGTCTCAACTCTACCACCGGAATCACGAGTGTGATCGGAAAAAATCGCTTCGTCGGAGCGTGGGACCTTGACACCAATCTTGTCCAAGCTGATCGCAATGAGCTTATCGCTCAGGGCATCAATCTTCTGGACAATGTGGATATCGTCAATGCCATCCGCCTCGGGCAAGTGTTCACCTGAACGCTTCCTGCCACCCCGTGAGGGGTTGTTACGAATCAAACGATTTTATGTAGAGGCG